CTTTGAGTACCTGTCCAGGGTAAATGATGTATGGCGATGTCAAACCATTCAGGCTTGCGAGCGTAGACCACGAGATCCCATACTTGGCGGCTATCTTTATGAGATAGTCACCGGATTGCACTGTGTACGTGTCACTGGTCGTGGTCGTCGCCGTGGTCACGTTCGTAGCCGCGGAGTTCACCTGCGAGGCAACTGCGTTATTCCACGCGGTCGCGGTTGCCACATTCCTGTCAATGTTGCCACTATAGCTGGAGATGCGTCCCACGGAAGTGTATTGGTGGATCGACCAGTCACTCCAGTACTTGATTGTCGGGCTGTAGTTGTAGCTTCCATTGTTAGAGCCATAGTTCGCTACCCAGAGTTTCGCGCCAAGCTCGACGATCGCGCTCCAGTTATAGGACCGCGTGACGCTGGAAGACATGTAGACGTATATGTTTGCATCGTCCCCGAGTAGTTCGCGCACGCGTGCCAGGAACGCGTATGTCTTCGACGGGGAGATAAACGAACCTTCGGCATCGAACACGAGCGGATCACCAGACTGATAGTTTTGCAGGTGAGAGACGAAGTAATCCGCGTCCGAGGCACCTGAGCCGTATCCGTTGTACCAGTAATGCCCCAACAGCTTCCCGCTTGCGCGGACCTTTGCCGCATTCGCCGAGTACTTTGGATCGCTATAGGCGTACCCGATATCCGAACCGCCGGCTTTCACGATCACGAAATCCCCGGCTCCTGAAATGTCGATGTTGCCTTGCCAGCGGGAAATATCCACGCCCGAGAGTGTGGCTGTTGCTGCCTGGGCGGGCAGCGCGCCACCAACGAAAACCGTCAGCGCTAGTACCAGTGACGCGACGATGCCTGATAGGCGAGTCGGTTTACTTTTCATTATCGGACGCCACCTCCAGCGTGGATTCCGTCAGGGCATACTCACCATCGCCAGAATCAGTGACGGCTTGCCCGTCGGTCGTCTCAATCGTGGAAGTGATTTCCCCGGACTGTTCAGCGCTTTGCGCGGTCACGTCCACAGTGTCACCAGCCGAGGCGTTCACCTGCGTCGAGTAGGGTAGGGATACGTCCGTATCTACCGTTTGTGTAGGCGTAGAGCCATCACCGGGAGTGATGATGATGGTGACGTCGGTGACGTCTCCTGCACCGTCCACGGTGACCGTGACCGTATCCGCGTCTGCCGTGGTGGCAGTAGGCGTAGGCGTCGCGGCCGAAATAGTGTCCTCGCTTGGAGGACTCGCCGTGGATAATGCAACGGCGACAATCACGCTGGCCGCCGCGAGCGCCGCCGCGCCGACAAGCACGCCGTGTTTCTTTTTCTTCCTTTTCGTCAATTTTTGCTCCTTAGTTTTGGGCATGAAAAAAGCCCGCGTAATGCGGGCTCGAATCGTTGACTGTGACTGTTAGGGGATGTAACCAGCGGGTGGATCAGGCGGTGGTGGATCTTTCCTCTGCCAAATGTGTTCTCGAAGTGCGGCGACATGTTCACGTGATGCGGACTTGTCCGCCCACATTTTGTCCAGTTTCTCGCTATACATTGATCGCTCTTTATCTAACTGGTCGAAGTAACGGTTCCGTTCTTCTTGTAGTTGATCGATTAACTGTTGGGACGAGTTCTTGCGAGATGTTTTCAGTGTGACAAATGCGGCGGACCATCCGGCGGATGCGCCAATGAGCGAGGTGACAATTCCTAATAACCAATCAGACATTTCCTGTCGCCTCAGAATCCAAATGCTTTGAAGTTTGAATCCCATACTTCGATGTTGTGGCCAGCAGAATCTACGGAAACGCGCAGTGTCACAGTGAGCGTGTCGCCAGGACGCCCATTGAATACGTGACCATGCCATGGCGTCTGCCACATCGATCCGTGCGCGTGGTTATGCCAACGACGAGACGAAGAATCATCGGCAGATATTACCGCTAGTGTCCCGGCATTGTTGTCTCCAGAAACCCAGATCCCTACTGACCCGTATGCGAAAATTCTTCCTGTTTCACCAAAGACAGCGGTCAAAGATGCCAGTGTTGCGTTTTTGTCTGGCTTGACGATTGATCCCGACGCTTGGCCCGTCGTTCCGACAAAGAGCGGATCCTGCGAAACCGTATTTACTGTCACGCCTGAAAGTGTGGTCGCCCCAGACGCGACACTCACCCAGGCGACAGGTAGCTGGTAGACACCCGTATCCGTTTGAGTGAAGGTAGGGGCGCCACCACCAGAGGGCCCGTTAACGATCTTGGCTTGTACTCGTGGTGAGCTTGTAGGATCGAGCTCAAGAACCATGTAGGCACGCCGTGCAGAACCCGTCGAATTTGAATCCACACTCAAAGCCAGCGAGGCATCGTTCAAGTAGGCGAAGCCTTGCACCACCGCGAATCCTGATGCGAGCGTGAGTTGAAGGTCAGACGATGAGGCTACCACTGTTAGCCCGGAAACTACACGGGAGGCAGATGCACTGCGCATCAAGTATCTGAACTGTTCTTCGGAGACCCCACCGGAGCCTTCCGGCCATGCCGACTGTGTCATAGTTTCCTCTCAATCCGCCGTAACCGGCGCTCCTGTGATCGTTGTCTAAAGAGTTGTTTCGCTTGTGTCGACGTGAAATCTCCAAGCGTGGCGGACTGGATCACCCCATCGGTGAAAGCGGTTGTGATCGACGTGATCTGCGCAGTGCGCCACGTGTCGAGTTCGTCACGGACCGCCACAATGTCGCCCGGCTGCACCCCGTCGAGGAGAGCATCATCGGCGATCGCCCCGGAAGCTGAAACCAAGTCTGATAGGCCGTCCGAGATCGCCGACTCACCTGCTTGCGTCGCTGTCTCGTCCTCGCTCGGAGTGGTGATCGTCTCTCGGCGGCCCCACACGTCCTCAGCTTCAAGACCAGCCGAGGTGGTCACTTCAGTGAAAGAAACATTGCCATCGTCATCGGTTTCCTTCACGATGGCCCGCGTCACCGTTGGTGGTGACGCCACCACAGTCAGATTCGAGAGGGCCCCCGTCTCAGTTGAGAAACCAACCTTGGTTGACAGGTCGGCGACTTCACGAATCACAGTTTGAAGATCCGCCCCTTCTTGAACTACATCAAAAGCAAACGTCGAATAGGCCAGAGAAGCAGCGGCTTCCAGCACCGTCTGCCAATCCATCGTGATCTGCGCGTCTGTACCACGAGATTGCGAAGTCGGAACCAACACACCTGCCCGCGACACATTCGACAGGACCTCAACGAGAAGATCCTCACGATTCCCTGTACGTAAGAGCGACTCAACCTGGGTAGATAAGTCGGCAGACGGGGAGGGCCAGGCAAGCATATTCGACAGTACGACCGCATCAGATACTCCCGAGATCGACAGGTATGTGCCCAGATCCGAATCCGGATCGGAGATGATCGACACGCCGTCCGGACCGGCAGGTCCAGAAAATGTCCACTCAGGCGTCGTCACTATGATCCCCGCCCCATCCGCTGTCAGGAGTGGTACTGCCTGATGCTGTGCTCCATCTACAAGAATAGGAAGTTCTAGGGTCCAGGTTCCCACGTCCTTCTGTTGGCGTACGATCGTCAAACCAGTGAGGTCCTGCTCGGAAAGCACACCCACGCGCGTTAGAGACGCATCTCGGATCTCAACTGAGACGTCATCAATCTTCATCAGTGCATGACTTCCTTCCTGGTTTTATAGGAGACCCGCGCCACTGTGCCTCCCACCAGTTCGGATGGATGAAGAATCGACGTAGAATCATCTACGTCTCCAGTCCACTCTGCAAAGTCACTGTTACCATCGAAAAAGGTACGTGGCGTCGTATCCCAAGAGACAAGCCACCGTGTGGCTCCCGTGACTGTCGTTCCTTCAACTCCAGCTTTTAGAGTGGCGGCGCCTTCGGGCAGATCGATCTGGACGCCAGATTGTCCCATCACCATCTCAGCGTGAACAGCGAGAAGCATGTTTCCGTCACCATCAAGGATTTGCACGATGAGCCCGCCGACGACTGCTTGCACACTAAAGGCGACGGAACTGGCGCCATCGGGGACGGTTAACTCCCACCAGGCAGAATGGACAACCGCATCATCGACCGACGTGGAAAGGGTCCCCGGATCTCCCGCAGTCCACGACCAGGCCGACTCGGCATCAAAGGAATACCCATCATCGGAGGATCGAAGCGCAGGATTTGTCACCACGTTGGTTGCAAGTACTTCAGATTCGTTCGCTTCTCGAGTCCCAGCGATCGCACCCGACATCGCTAAATGTATTGTCGAGGAGCCTCGTGGCAGCTTCGGAAATACTGGCCCAACCCCCAAGCGAGAATAGGCAGAATTGCCATCCTGGTCGATAACCGCCGGCATACCTGAGGTTTGCGTATCAACGGTGATCGTTTCGCCTTCCTCAATCCCATCAGGGATAGTGAAGCCACGATCGTTGAGAGATACTGTGACCACTTCGGCTGGGCCTTGAAACACCCACGAGACTGGAGTTTCCGCATCGCCCGTATTGTTCACGACGAAGTCACCGATAGCAGTTGATTCCCTGAGTATCAACGCACCGAAATTATCGAGGAAGGACACAGTCTCATCAGCGACTCGCAGCTCTACAACCGATGCCGCCTGGGCCTCCCAATAAGGCTCATAGGCGGTCATCGCAATGTCACGTAGCGCATACCGGCCGGTCGTAGAGTCACGAGAGAAATCCCCCTCTAAGCCTGACTCGTAAACAACTCCCAGTTCCCAGGTAGCATCGGAACGTTCAACAATGAGACGGCAATCATCGGATGTGAGAATCTCGCGGAGCCTGTCGATCGCCGTCCGACGATCATCCCAATTGCCGATGACCGCGAGTTTCAGGAGAAGAGCCCGTGATGTTGGACGAGAATTCAGGAACTGGCCGCCTGCGCTGGAGCCCTCAACTGCTCTAATCGAGCGGGGGATCATTTCGAACCCGGTGGATCCTGGCAGGTGCCCGAAGGTTCCCTCACCTTTCTTCGAGACGGTCACCTTGTTATCGCCACCGGCGATTGTGAGATCGAATGGCTCGCCGCTCATAAATCTCCTCCTACAAGATACCCGACGCGACAGCTGCGGCCCGTTGCGTAATGTTCAACAGTTTCTGTTCATTAGTGACACCGGTAAGTGCTGTGCCCTGGTAGATGATTTGCACAGTCTTACCTGCTGTGGCCGTCGATGTGGTCGAAGTTCCGGTCACGCCGGCAGCCACGGAAACAGATGCACGCGCCGCAGTGGCTGCCTTCTGTGCGAGTTTTCGTGCTTGGGCTATGACTGACTTCGTGGACTTTTTGATACCCACGCCGACTCCAGCGCCCATCTGTACGCCAACCTCATCACGCGTCATGCGTGATGGCGAGTTGATCCCCAGGTAATCTTTCACGGAGTCAACTACTGAACTTGCGGCGTCCACGGCTGTTGATACGACCGTACTGATGGCGCTGGAAATACCTGAGGCGAGTCCTAGTAGAAGGTTCTTCCCTGCATCGACTAGCCAACTACCTGCATTAGAGAATGCGGAGGTGACCCGCCCCTTGACTCCTTGCATGACTGAAACAACCGCACTAATACCCTTTGATGCGGCAGTCTTAATGCCACTCCAAATGGTGGAGAATACGTTCTTCACAGCGGTCCAAGCGGATGACCATAATGAACTGATCACTGCTAGTGCACCGACGATGACTGCTTTGATGACCCCGATCGCCCCGGAGATGATGCTCTTGATCAACTCCCAGCAGGACGAGACGATGCTTTTGATCCCCTCCCAGGCGGCAGACCAGTTACCGTTGATCACTGCCATCACCGTTGTGATCACCGCTTGGATGACGGCCAGCGCTGCTTGAATGATTGGCCCGATAGCAGTAACGACGTTCTGTACTGTCGTGAGAATTGCCTTCACTACTGGGATGAGTTGAGCGATGATCCAAGTGATGAGCGGCGTCACCATCGTAATGATTTGCCCGACAAGACTCCCAACCTGGCCTGCTAACGGCGTGAGTGTACTCGCGATTGTGGAAATCAAAGGTTGGACTACTGCGAGTAGTTGCGGAACCAATGTCCCCACGGTTTGGACAAGATTGGTGATCGCGCCACGGAACACGTCACTTTGTGTCCACATCGCGATCAGAGCTGAAACGACGATCGCTGCCGGACCAGCAAATCGGCCAAGAGTCTTCAGCAAGCCACCCGCGCCGCTGGAAGCTCCAGAGATTGCCGGAGAGAGTTTGTCGATTGTGCCTGCTACCCGGCTCACACCAGAAAGAAACTTACCGCCAGCAGAAACTATCTTCCCCACAACGGTGAGGATTGGTCCGAGAGCCGCAACTGCGACCGTACCCCACCCCAACGCTTTCTTCACTGTTGAGCTGAGGGAGGTAAGCCACGAAATCGCTGACGACACAATGCTAATCAAGGGTTGGAACGGGGCAGGCAATGTCGACTCGAGGCCTGATAAGAGTTGCGGGAGCGTCGCTACCAGGCTTGTAAAGACCTGTTTGACGCGTGGAATAATGTTCCCCAACGCCGTGCCGACACTGCTCATAAGCTCGCTTGTCACACCCGACAAGTCGCCATCAGTTTTACCCAGTTCAGTAAGCCAGTTCGACCATGCAGACTTCATTGAACTGACAGACCCAGATATTGTTGATGCGGCTTCCTTCGCCGTCGTCCCCGTGATACCCATCTCGGTTTGGACAACGTGAATAGCCTCAGTAATATCAGCGAAATTCCCGATATCGTATTGGACACCACTCAACTCTGTGGCATCGTCCAATAAACGTTGCAGTTCGGTCTTGGTACCGCCATAGCCGAGCTTCAGATTGTCGAGCATCGCGTAGTTGCCGCGTGCCAAAGACTGGTAGGTGTTTGTGATCGTGGACATGTCGGTGCCCATCTTGTTGGCGTTATCCGACATGTCAGTGATGGCCTGATTGGCGGCCTCGGCAGCGGTAGCAGTATCCCCACCAAGCGATGAGATCAGGGACGCCGAGAACGACGTGACAGTATCCATATAATCATTGGCAGACAACCCGGCAGTCTCATAGGCGGAAGCAGCGTACTTTTGGACGGTCCCAGAGGCATCCCCGAAAAGTGTGTCAATACCACCGACAGCCTGCTCCCACTCTGCGTAGGAGGATATGGCAGTCTTCCCGATCAGGGCAGCAAACCCAGTCGCTGCTGCAGTAGCTTTTAGCAAGGGCGTGGTGATCGCCTTGGTAAGAGTAGTACCAACAGATGTGAGGGTAGTGCCCACGGTCTGCAATTTCGTAGCAGCCGCCCCGGCCGTCGCTGCGAATGTTGCCCACCTCGATGTGGAAGCCGCAGCCGAGGCAGCAGCTGACGCGGTGGCCGTGCTCAACGCCTCTTGAGCGGTCTTCAATCTGCTACTCGCAGACGTCACATTATCTGCGGCAGCTTGCTCTCTACGCTGAGCTGACGCAAGGCGTTCCTCCGCCGCAACCGCCTGTGAGGATCCTTCACCGTATTTACTGAGGGCCTCTGTTAGCTTCGTTTCTGCTACACGGACTTTGCCAGCCGCATCAAGCTGCTTGAGCCGGGCAGTCGAGAGAGCAGATGAAGCAGAAGCTACGTCCTTCTTTAGAGACGTGAGCGTAGCCGTCGCGATCGATTTGGAGGAGGTTGAAAATGCGCCCTTCAATTCACTGCCGAGTCGCGTCCCCGCGCTAGTACCAGCACCCTTAAGGGAAGAAGAAAAAGTGGATTTCGCTGATGTCCCGGCAGACTTAAACTCTTTGGAGATCTTTGATTTGATCCCAGTCATTACGGGGAAGATGGCGATATGACCAGCACCTACTTGCGAACTCATATCGCCACCTCCCGGACTTTCTAGTTGCTCCCGAACTTGATTTCCGTTAACAGCTCGTCATGTGCCTGCCGTATCTCAACCTCAGATGGAGGTGTAGGCGGATGCTCCCACGGCAGAACAGATTTGCCTTTCTCACCGAGACGGGACGCCATCGCCACCAGGTCGGGTATTGAGGCGGGATAACGCCAACCTGCGAGAGCCGCAGCAATCGGCGTAGACGTATCATCGAGAGCAATCTCAAGCAGGTCGCATGCTTCACTCCACGGCATAGACTTGCCGATCTCGTGAGGAGAAACATGGAACTTTTCGCGAAACGTCGCCGTGAACGCGGCACGGTAGTCGCGCCAGAGTGCGATCAATTCGCGAGGCCGAATTTTCCCAGTGCGCGATTCGTGATGCGTTTGAGAGCATCAAAGAACTTCACCGCATAAATAATCGTGGAAGCGATATTTTGGCGCTCAAAGACCGCTACCGCGTCCTCGTCGCCAATCATCTTGAAGAGTTCTTTGATCTGGTCAACTTCAGCGTCGGAGACCTGAGATATGGCATCGATCTGATCGAGGGTGACAGTCAGCGGTGCTTTGACCACTGTGCCGTCAGGGAAACGCCCAGCAAAAGTACGCCCTTCAATAATGATGTATTTGACGTCCATCGCTTCGGCAGCTTCAGCGATTGCCGCTTCCTCTTTCTCTTCATCCCACGAGTCGAAAAGTGCGGGGTCAATCTCGTGTGAATCTTGCGGCAGGGAGTCGAACTTGTCGGGATCCCACACAAGGTTTTTCTTACTTGCCATTTTGTTCTCCTATCGGGTTTGCCTATCGGGTATTCAGAGAGGGGAGCTGCACGGCGTGACCCGATAGAAAACACGCCGCGCAGCCGTCCATCAGGATCCGGTTGTGGCGGCAGCCGGAGTTCCATGCCACAGCTTGTATGGGTGGTTGCCTTCGTCGTCAGCAAAAAGAGGATCTTTCTTCCAGTTGAGCGTGACTGACTTTCCTCGAATCGAGCCACGTTCGTCTTGATCCACTTCGACGGCGCTCACTTGGGCGACGCCGTTGTATCGGTCCTCAGTCCCGTTTCGGAACTTGGTCGCCACGAACAAGATCACACGTGAATCTGGCAGGTTCGAATCGACGTAGATTACGCCGTTATCGTTCGGTTCCTTGCCCTCGGTGAGTTTGAGAACTGCAGCAGAATTCTCGGCTAGACCAAGTTCAATGCTTCGTGTTCCGTCGCTGGAAAGTTCATAATCTTCCTGCCAGAACTCGAGAGGGTCATCCGTATCCCACGTGTGCTGCGGGGAGCCATCCTCTTTAACTAAGCCGAGATATTCGTATCCGTCGGGCAATGTGAGAGGCTTTGCCCCAATGTCAGCATCCGCGATGACGTTTGCCGAATCGTATGGGGCGAATGCGGCCATTCCGCCGATCGGGACGCCCACCGCAGTCAGGTCGTTGCCTGCATCGTCTGCAGCCATAATTCCTCCTTAAAAGGAAAAGCCGCCCCAAAGGACGGCAGATTGAATAATTGAAAAGTCAGCTCAGTGAGCCGACAACTATGTAATCGACAGTGAAATAGCGGCGCGCCACGTCAAGATCATCAGACGCCGCGTACGGCCCATTCGTATCCTCGATGGAGGCGATCGGCGAATCTTCAACGTCGATAATGGCTCTGTCGGTCATGACGCCAAAGGCGAGACGGGCCAGGTTGTTGGCTGCCTGCATGTCGGCCTTCGAGCCGGCCAAGACTGTGACACCGATCGAACGGTCAAATGTCACGATTTCGCGCATCGGCCCTGAATCATCACGGATAACGATGATCGGTTTCGAGAGTGGAAGCTCCACCGGATTCGAACCGGTAAACGACGGCTCAACATTTGTTACACGCACCGACTCGCCACGATCGGCAAGGACGCCGCGCAGATAGTCAGTAAGAAATAACTCCATGTCGGGAGGCAGAATCATTTCCCACGCACCGCTTTCAACGCCCTCGCCAAATTCCCGGTCCGAGACTCGACAAGCAGCGTTTTTGAATCGGTGCCCTCGACAAGCCAGGCTGTCCGATAGCGGCGTTCAGCTCGCACAGTACGCAGACTGTTCTTATAGGCGCCCGTTTTCACCGGAGCAGTAGACTTAGCGACTGCGAGAGCCTCATCGGCTTTCGCCTTACATAGGGCTTCCACACCGGCTGACTTCAAGATTTCATTGAAATATTGTTGGTTGAATTCGATGTACGACGTAGACGCCATCAGCCCACCACCGTTTCGACGTTCGCGACTAGGGTTGGTTGCCAGCCAGTAAAGGGATTCACGTCCGCTTGTGGGAAACCGGTCACACGATAAGTCCCACCATTAGGCGCGATCACGCGATCGCCAGCCGCAATATCAAAATCCGGATTCGCGATCACAATCTGTTTCGTGGTCACAATTTGTGCGCGCACCGCATCAGACTGTTCCAAGGATGACTGCGACGCCCAATACGCTTCAAATGTGAGCTCATCAGGATTATCCCAATCCTCAATCGTCTCCTCAGGATCATACGGATTAGTTTTCTGGCCTGCACGTCTCCGCGTAAACGAAGAGGCGCTATCAAAATCCATTAGACCCCTCCGGGACTCGACGGGTCATATTGGCGAAACGGATCTCATCCATGGCCGGTGTCCGATATGTACGGATTCCCCCTGAGCCAACCAGTGAATCCAACTGGGCTAATTCCTCGTCGTAAAACCAGGCTTTCAAGGATGCAGAATAGGAGACCGTGGCCCCATTGACTCCTTGGGAAGTCACCATCCGGTTCGGCTTATCAAGACGCCGTTGAATCGCATCTGCCGCAGTGGAAACAAACACTGGCTTAAGCGCCTCGGTAATCCGGTCCCCATAGCGGGCTGTAAGCAATGCTGCAAGGACCGGACACCACGCGGTGACAAGGGTTTCTTTCTTACTTGGCAGCGGATTTGGATTTAGAAACGGTTGTACGTTGCTGAGTTGTAGTTCCACTGCGTGCACCCTTCTTCTCTTCGAGGCGAGCCCAGCCGTGAGATTCGTAGAACGAGACTTGCGCCTCATCTAACTGGATCTCACGGCCTCTGGGATGTTTGAGTGTCACCATCCGAATCCTCCTTATACGCTAGATTCGGTGGATGCGGCTGCGGGAGTGACCGCAGCAACCGGCTCCGAAACGGTGCCTGCAGCGGTCATCGTGTTGCCCAACACGTAGGCGTAGCGTGCCTTGAATCGCAATGCGACCCGGTCAGTCTCCGCCAGTGAAATACCGTTGACTGTTGCCTGGTCAAGGAACTTCACGGTGATGTCCTGACGTACTCCGATCTTGACTCGATCAGCGTCAGCAACCAAAGCCAATGCAGTGGTGTTATCCCAGGCGCCATTCTTGACGAACGCAGCGTCCAATCCGGCAATCGAATCAACAAATGAACCACTGTCGCCCATGGTGCGAGACAGGATCGCTGTACCATCGTTGGCGCGAAGGTTTGCTAGACGGAATCGTAAACCAGAGGCCGACAAGATCTTTGACGGATCCGCACCCGAATCCGCGACCGCGCCGGCAGCTTGGAAGATTGAGCCGGCAAGATCGGATTCACCTGGAGTGGTAGAGACCTGATAAACGTTGCCCGCCTCGGTGGCTGCAGCGAAAAGATCCAGTGAAGTCCATGTGGCGGGCTTGTCAACTCCGAAGAGTACCGCCTGATCGAGCTTCTTCCCGATAGCGGTGCCACCAAGCTTCGTAATCGAGGAAATAATATCCTCAGTGGCATCCTCTAGGACGTCTTCATGGACGGGGATAATGACGGCAACTTCCTCGACGACAAATTGTTTCTTATCCCACGTGGCTTTAGACGTGGGCTTCACACCGGTGGTATCAGTGTCGCTGGGCGCGATCTCGGAAACCCAGCTTGCTTCTGGCAGTGACGCCAACACCGGAGCATTCGTCACCTTGGTGCCTTGTGGCACTGTTCCGAATGCTTTGATGACAGCAGATGATTCTTCTACCGTGTCAAGCAGCAAGTTACTGTATTCCTCTTGGATCAGGGCGGCGACGTCCTCGCGTGTAATTTCAGCCATTGTTTGCCTCCTTCAGGCATAGAAAAAGCCACCCTCAAGGTGGCTAGAAATGATTTACTACCGGCTTATCGGTGACGTTGTGCACCGAGTTGCCTCAGTGCTGCCGCCGCCCGCCCCTTGCCGTTGTGGGTGGTATCTTCTTGCTTGCGTCCCTCGGGAAGCTTCGGCCTCCGTGCAGGTCCAGGAGTTTGAGAGACTTTCACCAAATATGGTTTCTGCCCGGCAATCTCCCCAAGTTTTGTTTTGATCGCATCCGTGTCGGGGCCCCCGTCCTTGATTGGAAGTTCGTCACCGAAATATGCGATCACGTCAGAGGGATCATGAAAACCCAATGCGACAGCCTGCGCCTTGACCTCGGCAGCGACAAGCTTGCGTTCAAAGACGGTAGTTGCCTCAGTCTTGCCTTCTTCACGTGCGGCCTGCACCGCTTTTTCTTGCTCAGTGAGCTGGGATTGCTTCCAGGTCTCATACTCAGAGAGCTTGGACTTCATGTCGTCATAATCTGAGTACTTTCTACGTTCTCGTGAAAGCCGATCCTCAATAATCCGATCGAGATCCGCTTGCGTTGCAGGCGGAGAATACTCCTTACCTACCTCACTATCCTGACGAGTTTCCTCATTCTGCGAGGCACCCTCTTCGTTCATGATTCCTCCGTAAATCCGTCGATTTCACCAGCTGAGTCGGCAGCTGTCACCGAAACCTGTTTTTCTTCTAGGCCTGCACCTTCGGATTCAGCTAACGCATTCGCGCTGCTTTCTGCGGCTACGCGTGTGGCCTCCAAAACATCCTGTTTCGTCCACCCAGGCATCAACGCGAAGAGCAGTTCATCTGGCGCACCAACCGTCTTGAGCTTCACGATCGCATCAGCGATCTGTCCAAGTGAACGTGTACGCTGTTCCATCCAGTGGATCTCAACGTTCGCGTCATCAGCCACATCGTAATCGCCAAGAATATCGGCAGCGGTACGCAGCCACAGTTCATAACCCTCAGATAGCGCTTCTTTACGTTCAGCAAGATCTCGATAGTAGGCGGATTCTGCTGCCTCGATTCCCTCAGCAGACATATTGATAACCTTGCCCAAGAAATAGTGAGGCGGAATCTGCAGGATCGAACTCAGGTCCTGTTTAGCTGATTCGAGGCCAGCAACCACATCGGTGATGCTCGCCGACTGGAATGAACCAAACCGTGCCGTTTCTCCTGCTGGACCCGATGCGTGCATCAACGAATCCACTGCCGGGCGAATCATGGCATTGCCGTTTTCGTCCTTCTGAATATCGCCACCGGCCATCCACTTTTGCGGGAATGCGCCATAGCGCATATCCATTGAAAGAGTGAACGTGTAATCCACAACCCGTTTCCACGGTTTGATCCCCGGCTCAATAGATGAGCGTGGAGCACCATCAGACGTGAGCGTGTTTGACAGTTGCACCACCGGGCAATAACCAAGACCGTGCGATGTCACCTCAACGTCTTGAGGCGTGCCCGGGCTCCCAGTGAACTTGTAATAGTATTGGGCGTCGAAAAAATACCAGGTGGAATCCCAATACGATTTCCCGGTTTTCGCTGACCGGTACAACACCCACTCAGGGTACTCGTCCCACGGGTCAGCGAACTTCGCATACGTTGAATGCGCTGACAGTGGACGCATGACAACCTTGCCCCCAGCAGCCGGTAACGACAGCCCGTAGGATTTACCCAGGCCAATCACTTCACGATTAACGACCACTTGACGGCCATCCATACCATTGGCTTGCCACGCGTCACGCCAAATCTCGGCACTCGTAAACCCATCAACAACCAGGCCCTGCGCTTTAGCGTTCTGCGCATAAAGGAGCCACGGCGTGGCTGCCTTACGGAGCATGTCCTTATATTCAGCATCCGCACCGCGAGGCATCCACGTCGAATAAATCGAGCCGTCAATGTTCTTCTGGAGGAATCTGAGACGGTCCCACTCTTTACGAATGTCCGTCATATACCCGGAAATGAACTCACCCAAGGTAGCCGAATCCATGGCGTCTACTGGATAATCTTCTTCCGGCACATTCAACGTGATACTCATGCATACCCCCTGACAAGCGGTTTCGTTGTGGGTGGCAGCGCTTCAAACTTCTTAAGCCCCCAACATGCCCACGTCACAGCCTGGGCGTGAGCGATCGGCTTCGTGGGATCGGATGGCTCCCATGTAAAGCCCGAACGTCCGAGCATTCTTGTTCCGGCGTACTGCAGGGAGGCTGTGACCTCACCCTGGTCACGGTGGACGATCTGGCCGCCATTGACGCCCTCGATGAACTGCGAATGGGCTGCGGCTATCTCATCCATGTTCATCTTGAAAGGCTTAATGCCAAGACGCTCTAAATCCACCATCAAGGCGGCAGCGTTCTTCGGATCTACAACAATCAGGGCATCATCAAGATCCGTCTTCAACGTGGGCAAGTACGTCGAAAGCCAGGCAGTGCCCCGCGCCGTCTTCTCGTGCTTGACAAAGACGCGACCATCAGCCAGCCGGCACGCCACCGCCACCGTGCCAAACCCTCCACCAGGGCCTAAAGCGACAGCAATGACGGCGGGACGTTCAAGCTCATGATCCTGCGCGCCAGCAATCCACTTACCTATATCCAAATCGGAAAGCCTAGCCGCCTCGACAGGCGGACGATTAGGCCAAATTGAAAGACGCTCCCTGGCAAACCCCTCCTTATTCGGCGACGTGTCCCTCTCCAGCTCCTCGGCTATCGACTCCCGATACACGCGAATATCAATCGCAGGATTCGCCGCCTCCCAATTCGCCTCATCAGAAAGATCTATCCGCAACGCTTTCTTATGATGCTCAGCACCCGGCGGGGAATACTCAATCCACAACGTGCGGGCAAACCTCTTACGACCCGCGCGCCCACGATCACGAACACCCTCAAAGATCTCAGAATCGTTGACTCCCTCTTCCGGGACCGTACCAGTAAAGACTTCTTGACGGTTCTTCGTTGTCGTCAACGTGTACGTGAGCGCGCGATATGACGCCTGCCCAAGCTCTTGCGCTTCATCATAGACAATCACATCAGCCGTGAAACCACGCCCCGAATTCTTTGACCGAGCAATGAACTTGATACGATCACCGCGCCGTTGCCCGGCACGTGGCTTCAAACGAATACCCTGCTCATTATTTCCCGTATAAATCTGCGACACACGTGCCATCAGTGACGGATTCGCACGGACCACAGACTCAAGCTTGCCCAACGCCTCAAGGTTCGTTTTCACCTCATGAGACGTATGAACCACCGTCTTATTCCGATTATCTCGCCGTCGGATCACAAACAAATGCAGCAGATCATAGGCCAGGAGGATTTCACCCTTCCCGTTTTGCCTTGCCACGAGCTCGCCGACCTCGCTAGCCGACCAATTCCCCGATAGGTCCACCGCAAGCCACAAACCAAGATCATGACGCTGCCACGGATCAAGAAACACGCCAAGCGACACAAGCCAATCATTTAGTTGTGGAGTAAACAGTGTCCCAACATTCTGAGGTATCGAGAGGATCCTAGGAGACACACGGGACGACCGCGAGCCCGCCTGTAAGGTTGTCAAGCAAATCGCCTCCCGTATTCTCCGACCCGCGCGACAGCTCATCAATCTCAGCCCAAATCGCCCGCAACTCACGCGAAATCGCAGCCACAGACTTCACGTCACTCGCCGCCGCAGTAGCTATCGCGCCATTCAACAAATCACGTTGACGCTTTAAAGCGTCAAGCCTCGACCCAACGGGGACACTTCCATAATCACGACCAACCACAGAAAGCGGACTGGCCTTCGCTCTCTTCGCCTTCTGCAACTCGCGGTGAGCCGCACGACACGCATCACACGGCTCCTCCTTATGACGAAGATGCCGCTTATAAGCAGCCTCAGTACCGTGTGGGGCGGGTGCTTTTGGCAAGTGGAGCACCTCCTCAAGAAATGGAGCACGTGTATCAATGCGCGGGGAGAGAAATGCCTCGAGGACGCGCGGGACGTAGGCAGCCGGGGAGGAGGGGTACCCCTCCCCAGGGTCAGCTGGCTTCCCAGATCTCGACTGGTTGCGCGTCGCCTTTTGCGCTGTTGCATCGGCGGTGCATTGGTTGCAGTTGCTGTCCTGCGAGTCTGCCTCCGGCTGCGATGGCTTGTGGATGGTCTGCTGTGAAGCTCATTGGATCCGTTGATGGGAGTGTGAGGTCGATGGGTTTACCGCACCACGCGCACGGCAAACCTTCGTGCGCGACACGATTACGCAACGCTTTAGCTGATCGGCGGAAGGCTCGATGTCCGAAACTATTACGACTTACTTTCGACATATGCGCCTCCTTTGCGCCTCCTTATGAGAAAGGCCCCTAGCGGACGCTAGGGGCCTTTCGGGTTGGTTTAGGTTCGTTTAGTCGTTGGTGGTTCCTAGCGTGTTGAGGATGTTCGCTTGTACGGATACGGCCGTGGTTTCTCCACCGATTTGTGTTTCGTATGTGTAGGAGCCGAGAACTTCGACATACATTTGTACGATGTCGTCGGTTACAACGTTGGCTACGATGTCTGAATCTGCTATGACGATCGTGTTGATGTCGTAGTTGTACCAGTCGGTTTGTTCACCGCCGGTGGAGGCACGGAATCCTTCGGTGCCGGTGGAAGCGTCGGCTTGAGTTACGTATCCGTAGATGACGTATTTTTCGCCGTAATGGCTGTCTGGATCTTTTTCGATGAGTTGCCAGTCGCGGGTGCTGATGGCGGTGTATGTCGTCGGGTCGAGTCGGGCGGCTTCTTCGGCTGCAGCGGCGGCGGAGGCTGAGGCTTCCGCTTCGGCTGCTGCAGCAGACTGGGAGGCTTCGGCTGTTGCCGCGGCTGCTGAGGCAGATGCTTCTGCCTCAGCGTCGACCGTCGTCGTTGTGGTTGCACTGGGTGGCGTTGAAGTTGCGCTGTCCGCGTCTTCGTTGTCGCCACCGCCGGCTGCGGCGATGAGTCCGATAATGATGACGATTGCCCAGATCCACCATTTCTTATACCACGGTTTATGTGTGGCTTTGGCGGGGGCGGTTGGTTCGTATTGGTGAGTGGGGTCGTACATTGGTGAGTTTGGTGTTGGCTGTTGTGTTGGGAACTGACTCGACGATGAGTCGCTTGGTGGGAATTGTGGCGTGTCCATACGAGACATGATAAACAATTCTGAGGGAATTCTCAGGTGGAACCATTTGATGTAGTGGCCCCCCAGTCCACTCACAAGCGTGACAGGTCTGTTGTGTCTGTCGAACAGGTAGTGTTTAGTCCCCCTTTACATTGCGTGTTTAGGGGGGCTAAACTATAGTTATGACGAAGCCAATGAAGTACCGCGAGCTAGCCCGGTTGCTTACTGACGCGGGGTTTAAATCCCGGCAAGGTAAAGGCGATCACGAGGTGTGGCGTAACGGCTCAGTGACCGTGACAATCACTCAAGCCCGAGTGATTTCACCCAAGGTTGTCCGTGATGCTTTGAAAGCAATTGAAAGGAGTCAGCAATGACGAAAATGAACGTCCTGGCTTCCCGCTGGTCGGGAGGGTGGGAACTTGAAATAGACGAGGATCACCATACACAAGTTGCGACATTAGCGAAGGCGCGTCAACAAGTTGTTGACTATCTGGACACGATAGATGAGGCTACAGATCATTCGGATTGGGATATTCGGATCGTTCCTCAAATTGAAGCAATCGGCGAAATTGAAGAAGCCCGTCGTGCTACCAGTCAGGCTACTCAAGCTCAAGCTGAGGCGGCGAGACTGTCGCGTCATGTGGTGCGACGTTTACGTGGTGATGGTTTGTCCGTATCGGACATTGCCACGGTTATGGGAGTATCACGAGGGCGAGTATCCCAACTCGTCAAATAGCCTCAAACGCAAGGACCCCAGCCATAGTTGACCGGGGTGGGTTATAGGCCTGAGCGTGGTGTTTGTGTTTGGGTTTTTGGTTGCTATCTCGTGGGAAAGTCGTGGTTTTTATGGTGGTGGGGGCATAAAGACGCAAGGTTGTTGACAATCTGGTTCGCGGGTACTGGTTGGCTTGGTATCTGTGAGAAAACGATCTATGCGTGCCCGCCGGTGTCCGATTTGCTCTGATCCGATGATCAAATCAGGGAAGACAGCTGCTGGTTCCCAACGCTGGAAATGCACATCGTGTCGTGCCAGTAGCACAGCACCACGCACTGATCAGGCCGTGTTAACTACCTTTACGGCCTTCTTGTCCTACCTCCTTGGCAAGCCCTCCCAGGCCGAGATCTCCGGTAACACCGGACGCGGACTTCGACGCCAGTGGGCCTGGTGCTGGACCATTCCCACACCGCCAATCCAGATCACTGGCGAGGTCTATGATCAGGTGTTCATTGACGGGATCTACCTGTCCTACAACTGGTGCCTGCTCATCGCACACAATGGTCACCATGTCCTCGCCCGCCAGTGGTGCCACCGGGAAAATGCCCCCGCCTATACTGCTCTCCTAGAGGAGATCCCGGCTCCGGATCTTGTCACCACCGACGGGCATGGCGGAGCCGCCAAAGCACTCAAAGCCTTATGGCCCAACGTGCCTGTCCAGCGCTGCCTCATCCACGTTCACCGCAACAACCTGCGTGACCTGACCAGTAAGCCGAACACGGCCGCTGGGAAAGCTCTCTTGGCATTGTCACAGCGTTTGTTGAAGGTCTCCACCAAGGATGAATGTTTTGCTTTACTTGTTTGTGGACGTTTTCGGAGGTGAGAATTCCTCAGTTTCGGCAATGCCCTTTTTGAGGGGTTGTGGTTGGTGGTGGGGTGTCCGCTCGGTGGATGGGTGGGACATCCCGTG